AGACGCTCAGCGGCGTCGCAACCTGGCGCGTGATGCCAGCCCATAGGCCCACCGCGTCGAGCTGCACGCCGATCGCCTGATCGAGGTCGAACGCAGCCGGGATCGACTGCATGACGTTGATCTGATCAGCGAAACACTGGGCGACTGCCGCGACCATTGCCGAGAAACGAGGCTTGCTCGAATGCTCCGATGTGATGAGCGAAGTGTAATCAGAGGATGCCGCCATTTACGTCACCGTGATCGTTACGGCGGATGAAGCCGTCAGAATCTGTCCTGCGTGGTTGAACGCCAATGGCACGTCGGGCGTGCCCGCGCCGCCCGGGCCGCTGAGCGTGAATGACGTGATACGGAATGTGTTGCTGCCAGACACGCCCTTCGCCGCCGCCATCGCCGAATCCCATTCGACCGTACCGCCTGGGGCGCCGCCGATCGCGACTGAGTTGACGTACGCGGCCACCGCATTCTGAATCGCCGTGCCTACCGTCGATGTGTAGCCTGTCAGCGCCTTGATCGTGATCGCACACGTGATCGCGTCGTAGGTCGGGCGATAGAAGTTGATGGCGTGAGCGATGCCGTAGACATCCGTGACCGTAATGGTCGTCGTGCCGTAGGTGCCAGTCCCCGGTGTTTTCTTCGATGCGATCGCGTTCGCAATCGCCGTCGAATCGCCGCCTTCGACTACGATGTAAATCTTGTTGCCGGGTATGCCGTTCGCATCCGTCGTGCTCGTGTCGTTCTCGTACGGAGTCACACGCGTGACGCCCGTCACGGCCCAGACGGCTCCGACCGTGCCTTCCAAAACCGTGCGCGAGGGCAGCGCGGTCGATACCGCTTGACGCGCCTTGAGCTGCGAATCCGTTTCGACCGGAGCGCCAGCGTTCCCCGCACTGGCGTTCGTGACCGACTGCCAACCGAACGTGGGCGTAGCAATGATATTGACAGTGCCGATGCCGGCTTGGATCGCCCCAGGAGTCTGGCAAGTCGCCGTTACCGTGATCGTGCCGCTCGGCGGGATCGTCACAAGCGCCGGCAGGCTCCATTTGTTCTGATTGGCATCTTGCGTCACGCCATTAACGATCGGCGTTCCTGCTTGACCGACGATGATCTGGTCGACCGTCGAGTTGGTCGGGATGTTGCGCGCAAGGCCATTGATCTTGACGACGCTCGAAAGGTTCGCGTTTTGCGCCGTGGCGGGCGAATAGGCGTTGTAGGTCGAGATGATCGCGGCGTTCAGATCGTTGATCGGCGTCGCGATGCCAGCCGACAGGAACTGGTAGTCAGCCGAATCATTGCCGAGATAGACATCCGACCCGTATATGTTTTTGTACTGCTGCAAAACATACGCGAGCACATCTGAGAAGGCCGGCGCACTAATCCCGGTCGCACTAATGACCGGCGCAACGGAAGTGATGGTCATATCGTCGTCGAAAGAGTCGTTGTGCCGTACTGCGTGTTAATCGTCGCCGTGACAGTCAGCGTGCGAGTCGTCTTATTGACGGAACTGGAATAGCTCGTGATCTGCACAACGCCGGGAGTGCCGAGAATGCGATCGCGGATGGCCGCGTCGTATTGGTCCTGCGTGTACTTGTCGAGGACTTGCGTCGTCCAGGGCGTGCCGTCTGTCACGTCGAGGTACCACTCGCCCACGAATAGCCGGAGTCGAGTCAGGACCGCTTGCGCGACGCCATCCGGGGCGTTGAGCCAGAAGTCGTTTTGCTGATGGCCCCAAATGTAGTCCCCATCAGACGTCATTTTCCTGACACGCAATTTCCACCTCTGTCTTTCGGTTGCCCCATCTGGCCTGCGCCGCTTTCTTGCCGATCTCTCGATAGCGTTCGCGCCTTGCGTCATCCCAGATTTTCTTTTTCGACTCTATGCTCTTTCGCTTTATTTCAGGATCTGTGTGCATACGCCTCATCTTTTCGGCGATGGCAGCTTGCTCCTCTTTCGGCCTTGCATTCCATCTATTCCGGGCAGATTCGCTAAGCTTCGACCGAATTTCCGGCGTTGATAGGGCTTTGCTGATTGCCTCGCCGTAAGCCTTGGAGTTTTCTGGAATGGCCGCATAGCGCTTGCGGGCGATGCTCATTTTCTCGCGGGTGCTCAGAGATATGGTTTCGGATAGGCGCCGCAGCCTTTCGGCGTTTGCCTTTCGCTGCTCATCCGTCCATCGCGCCGAAAGCATCCGATCACGCGTCTCAGGATCGGCCCACATCTTTTTGGCCTGTTCGCTGAGACGCCTCCGCGACTCAGGGTCAGCCATTTGACGTTTGGCTCGCTCACTTTGATACTCTTTTGAGCCCGGCGTAGCCCATCCTTGCTTGATCGCCTCGCCATGTGCTGCTCTAACGGCGGGATCTTGATAGCGCAACTTCTGCATCTCCGTCATGCGCGCACGGGTTTCGGGCGGAAGATCTGGGGCGCCTTCGCCGCCGCTGCAAATATTGGCGAGCGGACCATTCGGCTCCCTTCCGATCAAGGCGATGATTTCAATTTCCATTGCAATCGCGACTTCCTTTGTTAATCCCTCTGCCACCTTGAATTTCGGGACTTTGATGCCGCGACTTTTCATCCCCCAGATGATATTGTCTTTGTGCGTTCCGCCAGGCTTAGCGCGACGTTCGTGCGCCGTCCAACGACTGCCTTTCCCATAGCCGACGTAAAACGGCGTCATTTCGTCTTCGCGACAAAGGATGTAGACGTAATACGACTTGTCTTGCTCTTTTTGCATTGTCATTCCTGCAATGACTGCCTGATAGAAGGGGTCGCGGCAACAGGATCAGGATGCCTGCTTTCGGGAGCTAACCTAGCCGCGACAAAACTATTTTATTCGAAATACGAAGTAAATGCTGCCGTCAGTTCGGTGCCGTTGTAACCGCAGTAGCGCCTTGTGCGGTATGCGTATGCGACTTAAGCGACTTGCCGCCGCCAACAACGTCCGTCTGGCCGGTAACCGTGCCAGTCGCGTTGAGGCTTCCAGTGATGGTCCCCGCATTCGTCGCGCCGTTCACGTTCTGCACGTTGATGACGCCCGTCACGGTGAAGGTCGGCGTCGTGACGGTCATCCCGCCAGGCGCAACCACATTGACGATCTGCCCAGAGGGATTGACTTCAACATAGGTTGAACCGTCGTTACTGCGGAGTTGCGCCGTGCTCGTGCTGATGCCAGAAATCTTGGTTGCCTGACTGAAGAAGCCAACAAGTGCAAAGCCATCGCTCATACTGTGCATGCGTGGCTGCAATGGTGCCTGGATGCCGCCCGACTGAAACCATCCATCCACGCAGCGCGAAGCAAACACGACTAGGCATTCGTCGTTCTTCGCCACTGGGAAAGTGAGCGTGCAATTTCCGCCACGCGGGAAGAAAACCGGCACGTCAACCAGCAATGGCAGATTTACGAACTGAGATTTGCCAGCCTGATCTTGAACGATGCCTTTGATTGCCATCTGCACCGTCGCTGTGACGGCCGATGCGCTGAAGGACTGGATGATTCCAGGCATGGCGGTCCACAGGCCGGATCGCATGCCTTCCATCGCGACGCGGAGCGCTTCCTCCGGGTCATCAAAACGCTCTCTAGGATCCACTTGCCACCGCGTTTGTGTAGTTCGATGTTAGCGGCGCAGTACCGTTGACCGCTGCGCAAATCATATCGCTGTAGAAGGCCTGTCCGCGCGTGTCGCCGGTCATCGTGAGGGCGTAGACCTTATACAGTCCATCGGCGTCTAGCCCGGTGTTTTTGCTGGCGTTGTTCGGATCGTAAAAGTTGTTGACCGCGCCATACGAGACATCGAATTGAATCTGCTGCACGCTCGCGTTATCAATCTGGATTCGCCCGCCCGGAATGATGTTCGGGTTCAGCAAAGACTTGACGATGATTCCATCCACTGTCTGGGTCGGAACGCCGATCATCCCGGTTTTATCGGTTACCACCTGCGCGGGGCCGGGGATGTATCCAGAAATCGGGATGATGTTGAGTCTGCCGTCCTGAATGGACCAATACGATCCGACTGAGTTGACTAGCTCACGCAGAAAGTCGCGCGTCATGCCGTACATCGATTTCCCACGAGTCCCCTTTGTTGGCGGGAACGTGGGCGCATATCCTGCCGTGACACCGTAAGGCTTAAGTGATAGAAGGATCGCGTTATAGACATCAGTCGCAGTCCAGCCAGCGGCTAGTGTCGCGTTGAGCGTCGCGAAGTTGTAAGCCGTGTCGCCATCCGCCGCGATGATGTCCACGAATGTGTCAGTGGCATTCTCACGCCCGCGCCGGATCTGCTTTATCGAGCCGCTAAAAATCTGTGCAACGTCATCGCTACCATACCCCGCACTCAGGAAAACCCTAGTGAACTCCTTTTGCATCTGGTTCACGGTGGCGTCACTGAGGTTGTAGACGCGAATGACTGTGTGCTTGGGACTCTGGATTGTGGCGCACCATATCGTAAAGCGAATATGCAACTCAGATAGATCAAGGCCTTGCGTGCCAGAATCGCCAACGACGAGACTGACTTTCCTGATAAATTGAGCCGTCATCGAAACCCACCAACCGAGGAACCAAATGAAAAAGATCGCCGCTGTCTTGCTGGTACTGCCAGTGCTCGCCCATGCCGAAATGCCAGATTACGACGTGAAATCCTATTGCGCACGCATATCCAGTATGGGTGGCGCATCGTCACAGATGGTCAAGCAGGGCTGCTTTGAGAATGAGCAGGCCGCCTACAATCATGTCAAGCCGGTGTGGGATTCCCTCTCTACCGAGACCCGCAATTATTGCCAGCGCATCGCGCATTACACCGGATCCTATGCAGCGCTGGAGGGTTGCGTCGATATGGAGCAATCAGCCCAGCAGAGCAACGGGGATTTCACCTTTAAGCGGTGATCGCGTACAAATGGCTTTGTGTGCCGAGATTTGTATAGGTCGGCGGAGCATCAGCGGCGTCCGTCTGCGCCCACAATTCAAAGCCGAAGGCCATGTACTTGTACTGCGCGAGGAGGTCGACGCCTGTCACCAGCGGAATTCCGCTCACCAGGGGGTTGCCACTTGCATCCGCGATATCCAGAACCCATCCACCGTTCGTCGCGTCCCGCCATTGCAGCGTGAACTGATACTGGACGCCGACCAGCGAGACGAGGAACGTTTGAGGGATGGGCGTCAGCGGGATTTCGAATTTAGAGGACATCAGTTCGCTAGTCGGTAAAGCAGGCTAGTCGTCGTCGCCTGCGGCTGCTTCGTGCCGGTATTCGACGTTCCCGCCGTCTTCTGCGGGCTCGCCATATTCGCCGCTGGCTGAAGCTGCGTGGTCGTCGTCTGAACGATGATGACCTCGCGGCAATGAAGCGTGACGATCAGTGAGTTTTCAGTCTTGGCGTCGGTCGTCGTGCTCAGCGACTGGATGAGCATGTTCGAGTACCTGCGCTTCCCGGTCGAAACATCGAACAGGGTGCGCGACTTCTGAAGATCCAGAAGGTCTTGATACGTGCTGCGGGAGTAGTTGCCGAATTGAAGCGTGCCGATAGAAGCCAGGCTACTATTCGACCAGCCGATCGTCATCGTCAGTTCGGAGGGTTTCTTATATGCGTGGTCGGAGATTGCGGCACCTTGCTCGACGGGGTGATCGGTGATCACCAGTTCGTCGTGGTGCCGTTCCTCGATCGTCACATACAGAGAGAACGAGCCGAGCTGCGAATTGATCGACCGGCGCGGGCTAAAAAAAGCACTGACGAGTTCGCCGCCAAGCGAGGCAGCGATCCCGATGCCGGTTTGCAGAAAGCCACTCATTGCGCCGCCGTTTTCATGTTACGCACAAGGCGCTGATTGACGCCGCCTTGAGCCTGCGCTACCGCCTGAGCCGTCGCGTGCGGATCGCCAGAACCGGATACATGAATCGTCGTGCTCTGGCTGATCGACACCGGAGCCTGATCCGATGCGCCGACTACACTCTCTCCGGGCGAGAGGGCCAATTGTTCATTTGCGTATGGATTGCGCGCCCCCACTCGCGAAGCCTGCAAGGCTCGCGTCATGTCATCAACTGAAATAGATGCGAGGTTGTTGGCTACGCCTGCGTAATGGCTCTTTCCAGTCGAGGGATCGGCAACGCTAGCCCATTCCAGTGCCGCCGCATTGATGGCGGCCTTGATGTCATTGCTTCTGCCGGCAATGAAATCGCCGATCGCCTTGCGTTTGTTGTTGACAAGGTATTGCTCAAAGATACGATCTTGCGTGCCCTTGTCAAACTTCTCATCACCCTTCAGACCCATTGCCTTGACGGCATCGGACAAGGTGCCGCCGATCAACTGATAGCGACCGGCAGCGTTGAATTTCCCCGATCTTTGGGCGGCCATTACTTCGGCGACGGTCATGCTTCCCAAGTCTTCAGTGCCTGCCCTATAACCGCCGCGCGCACCGCGATTGACGCTGTTGTAATCGCCTTCCCCCCTAGAAATCAATGCGCCGAAAGCGGAATTGGCGATACCGGATGATGAGGCGGCCTTTGAGGCCGGGACCGGCGCTCCTTCGACCTGACCTCTGATGGTGTTGTAGAGGTCTTTCCATCCGCCGATTGCCAACTTGGCAAACCTCGCAGCATGGGTGCCGAGGTCGGCCCATCGCTTATCCATCACAGCATGGATGATTTCACCCAATTCTGTGAACTGCTCGCCCATCGTGTGCAGCAGGCGCTGAGCGAGCTGGATATCGGGCAGCCAGCGCGACCAGTCGATCAGGCTCTTGCCGCCCTCCTTCCAGACCTTGAAGTCGTCGTAAAGGGCGAGGATCGCAGTGCCGAGCAGCACCAGCCTGCCTAATGGCGTCGCCACGAATCCCGCATTGAGCAATTTCCATGCGACCAACAATCCACCAACGCTTTCGATCAGCTTTTTCGTGCCATCGTCGAGGCTATTGAACCAGTCGATGATGCCGCCGACGATCTGCATCGCACGGAGGCCAAGCGTGCTGATAACGTCAGCTAGGAACAGGACTCCCTTAACGACGTTGGCGATGATATCGGCGATGCGACCGAAGTTGTCGACGATGCCTTCTCGGAACCGCTTGATGTAATCGCCCATCTTCCCGGTCAGGGAAGTAGCGATCTTCTGTCCGAGAATCACGAACGCCGAACCAAGCGAGCGCACTTGATTCATGAACTCGTGCGACGACGCTGCGGCCTGCTGCGAGTCCAGACCGGCCTTCGCGAGCATGTCTCGGTATTCGTCGCCGAACTCGCCCATGCCCTGACGCAATGCCATCAGGGTCTTTTCGTCGATACCCAGCGCCTGCGCGTACGCATTCGCCCGGTAGTAGGGCATGTTTGCGAATTGCTTGCCGAGGTCCGCGAGGATTTCGGTCGTATCGCGAAGCTGCCCATTAGCCCCCTGCGTCTGGACGCCAAGGCTTTGAATCAGGCCCGATGCGCCCGGACTGTTGCGCATGAAACGCGCCAGGTTCTCGAGCGAGCCCGCAGCAGCAGAGGCCGTCGAGCCCATCTGGGCAGCAGCAAAACCAAGCGCCTGAATGTTCGCGACAGATGCGCCCGTACGCTGCGATGCGAAGTAGAGCGCCTCCATCTGGTCGGCGATTTTCGCTACGCCCGCCACGACTGCGCCAGCAGTAGCGGCAATTGCGACGCCGAGCTCCGCGACCTTCAGCGAGGCGGCAGCAACACTATCCGTGAATTTCTTTTGGCCTTGCTCATCGATTTTCCAGCCGAGTGAGACCAAAAACTCGCGCAGAATTTCAGCATTACCGGCCATTCTGATTCTCGTTTATGCGTTGGGCGATCTGCTGGTTTTCCGAGAGCACATCAAGTGCTTCGTTCATGAGCGCAATGTCGGCGAGATCGACGGCGCCGGTCTTCAAGCTCTCATACAAACACATATGCTTGGTTACCGGGCGCAGGAGCCAGTCCAGCCCGTCAGGAAGACATTCCCACGCTACGCCGTAGTCTGGCCCGCTGCTGCGTTCGCGAACAGGCCGCGCGTAAAATTTCCGAGGCTGTCCCAGATTACCTTTGCGGCAATCTGAACCATGACGCCCATGTCGATATCGTCAAACATCAGCGAGCCCCCAGACCAGACGGAAGCCCAGTTGCCTTGCTGGTGTCGCGCTACGACGCCAAGGCAGGCATTGAAGACGTATTCGCAATCAGCATCGGGCATTTCTGCCAGCGCCTGCGCAAGAGGCTCAAACGCTTCAGCCATTACCGCCAAGTCATCTTTAAGCGCTTCTTTCTTCTCCGCAAACTTCAGGAACATCGGCAGAAGTTTCGGGATGATCGGGGCAATCTTGCGCGAGACGTGCAACTGCTTGAACGCGTCAAGCTTTTCGGCACGATACCGCTGGCCGGCGATTTCAAATTCGAGAGACATCTCGTGTCCTTAGAGATAGTCCAGTGAGGGAGCGTCGGCAGGCGCTGGACTAGCGCTTTTCAGGAGCTACCCTAAGCCGACGCAAACTTTCAGTAAGTTCCGAGGACCGTATCGATTTTTCCGGCGTCAAACACCCACTGCACGACATCACCGTCCTTCTTGTAGGCGATATCAGGCTTCTTCTTGAATGCGCAGTTGCGACCGACCGTCACGTCGCCGCTGTCAATGTTCGTGACGGTAATGAGGTTCAAGCCCCACAGCGACGCACTCAGCGACTGCGCGTCATACGTCGCCATCAACTTCTGATTGAGCGGCGATGTCTTGAGCAGGCGCACCGTGATCTGGCCGGACTTGTCGGCGTGCAGGCTATGCATCACCTCGCCATCGGCACCGACCGTCATGGTGTTCTTGTCGCCAGCCGCGGCGATGTCGATGCCTTCTTCGGCGTTCGCTGAGCCGTAGCCCAGCGAGAACGAGCCAGTCGGGCCGACGAGTGTTGCGTTGACTGATTTAAAGGAATAGCTCGGCATGTTCTACCCTATCGAGAAACGTTGACGGTTACGGCAACCGAATGAATTGCGCCGGCCTCGAGCGCGGCCACCTGGAACGGCACGGACTTGCGCGCCTGACGATCCGACGTCGATTGCGACGATATCGGCGGGGCGTACACGTAATAGCCCTTCGAGAGCGTGTCGCCCTGATTCAGCGCGCCGAAGCCTGCCGAGTTCCAGACGCCCGGAGCCAGATAGCCGTTGTTCACCGCAGCAGCGCACGACGATTCGATCGTGCCGGCGAGAATCTGATTGCCCGCATCCGTCTGCGGGATCTTCGTCGGGCTCAGGTAGAGCGCGTTGTACAGGTCCGTCTGAACGCGGTTGCGGAACCAGATCGCGTTGTAGACCGAGTCGATGAAAATGCCGCTCGGCGTCACGCCCGTCTGGACGATCGCCGTCGAGTTGTCGTAGTTGACGAAGTAGTTGTAGCGCTTCGCGTCCAGTGCGTTCGCCTGCGACGTGTTCAGCGATTCGGCGACGATGCCCGGTTCCGTCTTGTACATCAGCGTGATCGTCGTGCGGTTGCCGTTGAAATTCACGGTCAACAGGCGACCGAACAGCGAGGCGACGGCATAGGGGCTCGTGCTCGAATACTGCACGATGCTGTACTTGTAGCCGAGCTGCGTCATCTGGTAGCCCAGATCACTCGTCTGCGTCGGGTCAACCGCCGCAGGCTCTTGCGACGTCGCGCCGTACAGATGCTTCTGGTCGGCTTCGATGAATGCCGCTACAGCCAGATGCTGGACGTTTGTGACCGTCGTGTCTGCAAAGGCGACGCCGAGGAACTGCGTGCCGGCATAGCCGATCATTGCCGACACTGCATCAACGGGCTGCTCAGCGTTCACGCCGTTGGCCGGGGCGGACGCAACACCCGTCACCAGACCAAGCTGCGTCGAAACGTCCTGACCGCTCGCCGGCGAAGTTGCATACGTGACCGTCGAAGCGTTCACGCCCCCCGTCAGCGTCGCGCCCGATACTGTGATGTTAGTCGACGATTTGGCTAGCGTGAAAGCGTTGCCAGCCGTGCCAACCGACGCATACGTGACCGTCGTGACGGCCAGGTTGGTCGAGTACTTGCACTTGCTGATGTTGACGTCAGCCGAGGCTTGGAGGAACGCCTGCAGGTTCGCTGCCGTTTGCGCTGCCGTGCCACCGATCAGAACTTGATTGCCGGTCGGGTTGGCTGAGACGAATGTAACCGCCGTGCCGCCGATGGTGACGGTATCGTTAGCCGCAGGCAGACCGCCAAACGTGATCGTGCCGCTTGCTGCCGTACCCGCGCCCGTCGACGCATCGGTGATTTCGAAACGGCTGTAGTTCGCGTTCCACACGCACGAAGCCGCAGCACCGAGTGCGGTCGAGATGACCGAGGCGACGCCGTTCAGGTTCGTCTGCGCCGTGAAATCCAGCGCCGTGACGTTCTTCACGGTGCCGTCGATGGTCATCGTGAAGCCACCGTTGGACACGGTCGTCCAGTTCGCCATCGCCTGAGCGGCAGCGGAAATCAGCCCGCCCTTGAGCTTGGCCGAGGTCGCTGCCTTGGCCCAGCGACCGATGAGCAGGTTGGCGGGCTGCGGAACCTGCTGGAAGTACAGGTTTGCCGCGAGATATTCCGGCGCAGACGTACCGAAGTCCGTCGCAATGGCCGAAGCCGATGCGTACGAACGGAAGCGCTCGCCGGTGTCGATGACCGTCGACGCGCCCATGATGAGGCCCGTATTCAGGTTCGCACCTTGCGCCGCTTGCGGCGACATGTTGATCGTGACGTTAATGAGCCGCGAGACCGGCAAAGTGTTCGCCATTGTTTGGGCGCTCCAGAAATGAAAAAGCCCGCTCAGTGGCGGGCCTGTCGAAAAGAGTGAAACGGGTTACTGCGTGACGTTGATAGTGCTGGTCAGCGGCGTGCTGGCCTGAATCGTTCCATTCGCCGTCAGGATGCTGAGGACGCTATACGTGCGCGTGATCTTGCGGCGGAACGTCAGTTCGATGTCATACCGCCTGACCCACTGCTCGTTGATCAGGTCGGGTGCTGCCCGGATTGGCCCGGTATCGACACTGTTCATGTCCTGCGCCTTCAACTGCTCGAGGTTCTGCGGAATCGCGAGACCGTCCGATAGCAATTGCGCGTTCTGCATGGCGTTCGGCCCGTAGAACGACGCCAGCACGTCAATCTGTTCGTGCCGGATGTACGTGTCCGATCCGTTGCCCGCGCCGTTGTGAACGATTGCCGGCCCATCGTCGAGCGTCTGGACGGCGATGCCCAGCGCGCACCAGTTGACCGTCGGCTCGGGCTGCTTCGGCGGATTTGGCTGCCAGCGAGGGCGAACCATGTTACCGGGCAACGCCGTGATGCC